GCCGAGGGAGAGCGCGAGATCGACGCCGGCGCTCTGGACTTCGGAGACGCGCATCCCCTTCGGAGCGTTCTGGAACTCGACCTTGACGTGCGTCGTCGCGCCCGCGGCCGAGCCGCCGCCTCCGGTGACGCGCCGCGCCAGATCGTCAGCGAGGCGAGCGGGACCGATCGCAACCTCGCCCGCGAGTTTCATTGGCGCCCAGGCCCAGTCCGGAATCGCGTTCTTGACGTCGGCCCAGAGCTTCGAGAAGAAGCCCGGAAGCTCGCCCCACTTCTCTTCGATCCAGCGCACGGGCTCGAGCAGCGCGTACACCTCGAGCCGGAGCCATGCGGTGAAGACCTGGAAGCTCGTCCGAATGAACCACCAGACCTCGTCCCAATTCTGCCAGAGCAGGACGAGGTCGACGACGATCAGGCCGAGCGCGATCGCGACGAGCGAGAGCGCGAGCACGACCCAGCCGGCCGGAGTTCCGACGAGTGCCGCCGAGAGCGTGTAGAGCGATGCGACGAGGGAGAGCATTGCGGGAAGGACCGTAACCGTGATCACTCCGGCGATGCCCGCGAGCAGCACCGGCACGGGGCCGAGCTTGTCGACGAGCCACGCGAAGGCCTTCACGACTGGAAGGGTCGCCTCGTAGAGCTCACCCATCCATTTCACGAGCTTGTCGATTGCCGCGGGGAGGTCCTGGGCGAAGCGCTTCGCCCACGCGGCGATCTCCGCTCGGTGTCCGACGAGGAAGTCGCGCAGACGAACCGCGAGTTCCGCGAAGGCCGGCATCAGCGCGAGTCCGATCACGTTCCGCACGCCCTCGATCGCCTCGTGGACCTCGTGCCAGTCGTGAATGAACTCCTTCGAGGCCTGCGCGTCCTCGCGTGAGAGCACGACGCCGAGGTTGTGCGCTTCCTCGCCCATTTCGGCGAAGCCCTTCGATCCGAGCTTCAGGAACTCGGTCAGGCGCGAGCCCTGGCGCCCGAAGAGTAGCGACGTGATCGCGGTTCTCTTGAGCGGGTCGTCGAGTTGATTCAGACGGTCGGCCGCCTCGCCGAGCAACTCGTCCACCGGCCGCAGGCGGTGATCGACGTCGTAGACGTTGATCCCGAGCCGGCGGAAGCCCTCATTCGCCGCCTTGTTTCGCAGCGCGACCTGGCCGATCGTGCGCGAGAACTTCGACATCGTCGCGTCGAAGTCCTCGGTCTCGTTCCCTGTCGCGCGCGCTGCATACGCGAGCTCCTGGTACTTCTCGACGCCGATGCCGATGCGGCTCGCGGCGCGGTAGGCCGCGACGCCCGCGCGCGCAGTCCCGCCGACGACCTCGTAGAGGGCGAAGCCGACGCCGGCGAGCACCACGCCGACCTTCAGGAAGCTCTCGACGAGCGAGTGCGCGAGTTCCATCCCGGCGTGCCCGACGCCGGCGAGACCGCTCGCGAGCTTGTTCAGGCCGGAGGCCTCGGAAAGCGCTCCGAGCTTCGTCCCGACCTCCTGCAGCGGCGCGAAGGTCTTTTTGACGCTCGCCTGCATCTTCGCCAGCGGAGCGGTCCACTTGTCCGTCGCCGAAATGACGACCGAGAGGGGGAAGGTGATCACGCCCCTAGCCTACAGCCCCGAACCCCTGGAAGCGCTCTCACGCGCTCGAGCGAGTTCCGCGGCCGCCTCCCACCACCAGGAAATGTCCTCGGCCGTGAGCTCGAGGAGGAAGTCGCCCCCTAGGTGGAGCTCTGACCCGAGGAGGGCGAGGCGCCCGGGCCAGTCGGAGGGAAATTGGCGACGAGCCCCTGGATCAGGTCGGAGATCGCCTTGTAGTCGGCCGCGTCGAGCTCGTCGATCTGCTCGGCGGTCAGGCCGCAGACCTTCGCCATGAACGGATGGAGGTCGCCGAGGTTCTTCACCTCGGCGGGGAAGAGCCGCATCTCTTTCCCCTTCGGTCGCTTGACGTAGACCGTGTCGAGCTCTTCTCCAGAGGCCTTGATCGGCGTCGTGAGCTTGTAGACCTCGTGAGGCCGGTCGGGTGCTGCGTTGCTCATGGGCTAGAACTCGTCGGCGCGCATCGCCTGGAAGACGACGTCGACCTTGCCGTCCTCCGACTGCACGGTGCCGGCGCCCGCGTACCAGGCCTCCGAGAGCGCGAGCCCCTTCCCGTTGCGGCCCGTCCAGATCACCGTCGCGCCGGTGACGTTGAAGAAGGTCCGCAGGTCGAAGCCCTGGCGGTCCGTGATCTCGAACTTCGCGTAGGGCACCTTCGGTTTCTCGGAGAACCCGTGCACGCGGTCCGCGCCCACGATTGCCTCGCGCTGCGGCTCGCCCAGGTCGTACTCGACGTTCGCGACCACGTCGACGATCTCGCCGTTGACCTTGACGGACAAGGTCCCGCCTCGGGCTCTCTTCGGTTGCGTGGTTGCCATTGTGGATCGTTCCCCGGGGCGCTGCCCCGGCGGTTACAGGATGAAGCCGATCTTCGCGGCGAAGATCCGGAGGCCGTTGACGAGGTTCGGCGGGAGGTAGACGTCCATGCGCGAGGGGTCCTGCGCGTTCCGCTCGACGATTAGGTCGCGCTTGAACTGGTCGCCGTCCTCGACGAGGCCGAGCGATTCCCACTGCGCGAAGAGCGAGAGCATTTCGGCGCGCATGAGCGCCGGCGTCACGATCGACTGCCCGCCGCCGAAGCGCGTGTCGTCGTCCGCGACCTTGCAGCGCCCGTAGCGCGCGGAGACGAGGTTCGTCAGGTCCCACCGCAGGCGCGAGAGGATCAGCGGCACGTTCGCATCGAGGTAGGCCGGATCGGAAGCGCCCTGCGGGTTCGTCTTGTAGGTCCCGATCAGGCGCTCGACCTGGCACGTCCCGTCCGCCGCGACGGTGAAGGTCGAGATCCCCGAGTAGAGGAGCGAGTTGCGCTGCGCCTGGGTGAAGAGGTCTGAGGCCTGCGGCGAGAGCGCTCCGACGAGCGGGAGCGTCTGGAACGGGAGCGCCTGATCGACCGAGGCCGAGAACGAGCACTGCGCGGCGTACATGGCCGCGAACTCCCAGGGCGTCGTCGGGCTCTTGTTGTTCCCGATGATCGCGCAGCGCTTCGCGTTGCGCTGGTTGCCGAGCGTGGAGATCGTCGAGAAGTCGCCCGCCTTGCAGACGACCGCGTAGGCGTCGACGTGCCGGCCGGCGCTCGCGCGGCTGTCGAGTTCGGTCTCCACGACTCCGAGGGTCGTCGCGTCGGTCGCGGCGAACGTAACGAAGTTGAACCAGACGTCGCCGACCTTCGGCCAGACGCCGGAGAGATCGACGTCGCCCGTGCCTCCGGACATCGCGACGATCGTCACGCCGAGACCGGCCGGCGAGGCCTCGCCGGCGAGGTAGGACGCGCGCAGGTCGACGTCGTTCCCGATCACGCCGACGTGGCGCGCGGTGAACGTGACGGTGCCGAGGCTCGAGCTCGCGGTCAGCGCGCAGGACGTGTCCGCGTTGACGGCGGCCGCGAGCGCCGCGGCGATGGCGGTCGTGCTCTCTCCGACGGTGATCGAGACCGGGTAGCGCCGGCCGCCGACGTAGAACGCGAAGGTGCCGACCTCGGTCGGGGAGCCCGAGAACGCGACGGAGCCGGATGCGGCGTTGCCGGCGGGATCGGCGACCGCGATCGCCCATGTCTCCGTCTGGATGTTGTTCGCGAAGTGCGCGGCCGCTATCTGCGCGAGTTGGCTCCCCGCACCGAAGAAGGCCGAGGCCTGGTCCTTCGAGAGCAGGCGGACGAGCGTCAGCGCCGCGACACTGCCGACGCCCGAGCGCTTCTGCCCGATGAGCAGGTGGCGATAGGGCTGGGCCTGGAGGCCCTGCGCGGCGCGCGTCGCGTCGAACTCGACGTAGACGAAGGGCGTGCGGGTCGTCGGCGCGATCTCGTTGAAGGTGACGGTCACTGGGTCAGCTCCTTGTCCTTGTCGTTCTGCTCGACGGGCGCCGCCGCAGTCTCCTCCTCGACCTGGCCATCCGCCAGGAGGCGTTGCCAGAAGGAGTTGCGCGGCAACTCTTCGCGGTCGGTCACGATCCTACCGGTTTGGGGATCCCGAACCAGCACCCCGGGAGGCAGGCGCAGCACGAAGAAGCCGGGCGACATCACGGGCCGCCCCCAGTCAGGATCTCGGCATCGAGCTCGGCACCCTCCGCGGAGAGACCCACGTCGATCTTCCGGAGCGTCTCGAAGCCTCCCTGCGGGCGCTCGCCCTCCTCGGTGGGGTAGGTAACCTCATAGGTCAGGGTGGCGAACCCGAAGTAGTTCGCCCCCTCGTTCACGAGATCGAACTGCCAGGACTTCTCGCGGGTCGATTCGACGAGGCCCTCGAGCGTCTCGTCCATCTCGATCTTCGAGGAGACCTGATTGCAGAGCAGATCGACGGCGGCGCTCGTTCCCGAATCCGGGGCGGCCGTCTCGATTCCGACGACGAGCTCGACCTGCAGTTCGAGCTTGCGGATGTAGTCGCGCGGCGCCTCGTTCCCGACCTCGCACGTTTCGCGCAGGGTGTAGACCGCGCAGCCGGGGAGTGTCTTCGGCCAGAAGGGACGCGCGCGGTTCGTGAAGACCTTCTGCTCGAAGTCGAGGTCGAGGCCCTTCAGGCGGTCGACGACGGCCTTCACGATCTGCGCGCGCGTCACGCGGTAATTCGGGTCCTGGGTGCGGTCGATCACGCCGAGAGCCTCCGCGCGATCACGAGCACGCTGCCGGTCCCGTCGATCCGCGCCTCGTCGACGCGGAACGAGTCGCCCCTGCAGTCGAACGTGTCGCCCTCCTGCACTTCCGGACCGCCGAGATCCGCGACGCGGAGGAGAATGTTCGGCCGCGTCGAGACGATCGCGGCGCCCGTCGTCGCCTCGACCTCGACGTACTCCTCGGAGAAGGGAGCCTCGATCGAAACGGGAGAGCCTCCGGTAGGGCGGTAGGTAACCGCCTCCCCGAAGGCTCCTCGCACGGCCAAGTTGCCGGCGTCGATCGTGTCCCGCCAGCCCACGGCGAGCGGCGCTAGACCGTGCCGTTGAGCTTGACGACCGCGGTCGGGGCGGTCGAGACCGTCACGACGAGACCGACGCAGACGCCGATCTTCGTGTTGCCGCTGCTCGTCTTCGTCATCCGGTGGTTGGTGTTGTCCCAGTAGAGGATGTCGCCGGGCGAGCAGTCGTCGGTCGTGAGCTTCGGGAGCTCGAAGACCCCTTCGGTGTCGAGCGCGACGAGGTCACCCGTGCCGCCCGACGCGCCCGCGACGCCGAAGAGCGCCGTACCGATCAGGTAGCCGAGGGAGGTGGTCATCGCCGAGGGCGCGACCACCGTGATCGTCTTCCCGCTGCCTTGGTTGTTGTTCACGTTCGGTTCTCTCGTCTCGGGTTCATCGGGGGGAGGAGCTCTTGCCCCTCCCCGTGTTCATTCGGTGACTGCTCGGACTACGCGCCGACGCTGCGGTCGAGCCCGCGGAAGTCGATCGCCTTGGCGTTCATGTCGAAGACGCACTTGATCTCGAGGCCTTCGGACTCGAAGCCGATCTGGTTCTCGATGCGCGGGCCTTCGTTCCCCTCGAGGAACCCGACCTCGATCGTGTCGATGTAGGTCGGATCGGCCGCGAGGTACCACTGCGTCAGGCCGTTGGTCCCTCCGTCGAGGCGCGGCTGCACGATCACTTCGAGGAGCCCCATGAAGGGGTTCACGCCGCCAGCGGTCACGGCGTTGATCAGCACCGTGTTCTGCTGCGCGGTCGTCTCGAGCGCAGCCGGCACGATCAGGTAACGCGGGGAGAGGTTCAGGTACTTCCCCTCGATGCTCTTCTGCGCGCGCATGCGGGCGCGAGCCGCGGTGAGGCCGCCCGTGCTCAGGGTCGAGCCCGGGGAACCGGTGCCGTTGTTGTTGTGGCCCGTTCCGCCGAAGAGCGCGAAGGTGTCCGCGAGGTTCGGGTTGCTCGTGAGGATCGCGTACACCGTGTCCTCGATCAGCGTGCTCGCGGAGATCGCGAAGTCCGACGGGATCCGCATGAACCCCGAGAGGTCGTCGTTGATCATCGCCTTCCGCGTGATCATCACGATCTTCCCGAAGGTCTTCAGCGTGTACTTCTCCGCGGCGTCCGTGATCTTCCCGCGGGTGATCTCGCCGTTCTCGGGCACCTCGAGCAGAGCCGGCGCGCCGCTCGTCTGCACACGCGATACCTGCTTGAAGTCGGGCACGCTCGCCTTGCGGCACCAGGGGCGCCAGGTGTTCGGCATCGACTGGTACTTGTCGCGGAGGGTCTTGTTCACGGTGGCCGCGAGCAACTCGGGGAAGTCCGAGGAGCTCAGCATGGCGCGCGCGGCGAGGTCGCTCTTCGAGAGGCCCTTCCACGACTTGCCCTGCCGCTCGATGAAGTGCCGGCAGAAGTCGAGCAGGGAGTAGCCGAGGAACGAGCGGTCCTGTTCCGTGAGCTTCTCGTACTTGAGCAGTTGCGGGTGCGCGCGGTGGACCAGGGAGTTCTGGATCGCCTCGTCCTCGCCGGCGCGCTGCGTCTCGACGACCTGAGTCACGGCGCGATGCTCCTGAACCGGCGCCGGGCCCGCCGCGAAGATGTCGGCGATCTTGAGTCGCGCCTCGTCGAAGGTGCGCGTCGCACCGAGGACCTCGTCGACCTTGTCTTCCGAGAGCCCGAAGCGCTTCCCGAACCGCTGCACGTCGCGGACGCGCTTCGTCTCGGCCGCACGCACGGAGTTCTCGTCGAGCGTCGCGGTCGCCGTGCGCGTGTTCTCCGCCGCGGGCTGACCGTCGGCACCGCTCGCCGCGGGCGCGCCGTCGGCGCGGTTCTGGGTCGTCGCGGGAGCGTCGGCGTTCTGTTCGTTCTTCTTCATGGTTCGGGTTCCGTCCTTGTTTGCCTCGAGCTCCTCGAACTCGCAGCGGTTCTTCTTCGGCCCTTCCGATCGCGTGCGCACGAAAGCCTCGGACTCCGCCGGGCATCCGGTGATCGAGACCTCCGAGATTTCCCAGTCCACCGCGCGCATTACGGGCGGCGCTCCGGCGGTGCTCTCCACCATGCGCATCTTGTAGATGCGGTAGCCGGCCGAGCACTGCGAGAGGATCCCGTCGGCCACGTCGCGGCGATAGCCGGCGAGGTCGTCGCGCGCGGAGAGTTGGAAGCGCATCACGAGCGCCTTCTTCCCGCCGGCGACCTGCTCGATGCGCGCGGAGCCAGGGATCGACACGCCGCGCACGTTCTCCGCGGCGAAGCGCGCGGGCCCGTAGTTCACGCCGTCGGCGAAGCCGTGGTTGTCGAGCAGGTTCAGGCGCCCCGAGTTGAGGCGGCTCATCCGGAGTTCGCCGTCGTCGAGTCCGAGCTCCTCGAAATAGGGCTCGTCCCAGCCGTTGTCCCGCAGGACGCGCTCGCCGGTCGTCACCTGCACGTCGACCTGGAGCGTCTTCGGATCGAAGCTCCCGCTGCGGAAGAGCGCGGCGGTTGCGACCGGCTCGAGTTCCAGGTGGCGCTTGCTCACGCCCGCGAAGTTGCCCCGTGCAGCGGGACCGTTCAAGGGGTAGGAAACCTACCCGCCGGCGGGAGCCGCTTCCGACTGCGTTCCCTCGCCGCCGGCCGGCGTGCCGGTGCGCAGCGGCACGCGCGGGTCGCTCTCGACCTTCAGCCCGAGCCCGTCGAGCTTCTTGAAGTCGCTCGCGAGCTCCGCGAAGACCTGATCAGGGTCGAGGCCGTCCTCGCGGAGGACTTCGGAGAGCGAGCATTGGCCGGCGCGGACGGCGTCGCGTCGCGCGGGCACCTCGGTCTTCGGGTCGAGCATCGCGCGCCGCGGCGGAGTCCAGGTCACGGCGACGGGCTCATCCATCGGGATCCGGCCGTCCAGGACGCAGGCCTCGACGAGCCATGCCACGAGGGGGTTCAGGATCTGGGTCACGACGACGTGCCATCGGAACCGGTCTACCGTGCGCGCGTTCTGGAGGAACCCCATGCGGGCGCTCGAGTAGTTGACCCCTGACCAGTCGCCCGAGAGGGCCTCGTAGGTAACGTGCGCGCCCGCTGCGACGCCGCGCAGGATCGAGCGGACGTAGGCCTCGTAGCCCTCCACGGACGGCGGGCTCGAGAACTCGACCGTCTTCCCGCTCGGGAGGTTCACGATCGCACCGGGCTCGAGCGTGTCGAGGGGGTCGGAGGGCTTCTGCCCGTCCGGTGTCGGCGCGGGCATTTCCTCGGTGTCGGCGATGTCCGTCACGAAGGCGGTCAGGCAGGCCGAAATCTTCTGCTTCAGGAGTTGCGCGTCCTCGTACTCGTCACCGTCGCGCAGCTTGATCAGGACCGAGGCGAGCGCGGGCACGCCGCGGAGTTGTTTCGGGCGCTTGACGCGGTAGGCGTGCAGGACCTCGCTCGCAGGCACGAGCTTCGACGGGAGGTAGGGCACGTTGCCCTCGCCCGGATGGTTCGGCAGGAGCCAGTATCCCTCGCGCCTTCCCAGCGGGTCGAGTTGGATCGCGTACCGAATCCGGCCGCCGTTCGCGAGGAGCCAGAAGTCGCGGACGGGGTCCAGGTGATCGGGCTCGAGCGTCTCAACCTGGAACGGGAGCGGGAGGCCATCGGCCGCCAGCCGTCGGCGCCGGCGTAGGAGCATTTCTCCCGATTCGATGATCGTGCGAACCCAGAGCGACTGCAGCCCGTACACGTCGAGGCGCCCTTCGGTGTCGATCGAGGTCGTCTCGCAGTGCTCCTTCCAAGCCTGTTGCACGGCTGCGGCGGTGCGAGGGTTGAGGCAGGTAAACCGCGGGATGATCCCGTTGCCGACGATCTCGGACTCGTAGAGTTCGACGACGTGATCCGCCCAGCCGTTGTTGCGGCAAAGGTCGCGGGATCGGTCGCGGAGCTTCGCGAGGCTCCCTTGCATCGAGGTGTTCGGGCTCGAACTCGGCGCGCGCCATCCCGCCGTGCGCCGCGAGACGGCCGCGCCCTCGTAGTGGCGCCCTTGGATGTGGTTCCTCACCGTGTCGACCGCGGCGCGCGCGCGCATGCGCGAGAACTGCGCGCGAGGGGAGAAGACGCCGACCAGATCGTCGAGGGCGCGCCCGAGGTCCACGCTAGAGGTCCTTCCGCGTCTCGTAGTAGGTCAGGCGCAGACCGCGGTGCGAGAGCCCGAGTTGTCGTTTCATTTCCTCGGCGAGGCTCCGCATTTCGGTCAGGGTGCGGTACTCGACCTCGCGATCGCTGTACTTCACGCGCCGCGCGCCGCTCTTGATCGCGCCCTGCAGGGCGGTCAGGTCGTCCGAGGTGTACGCCATCTGGAGAGGAAGCCCCCGCGCCCGGTCCCGGGTCCACCGTCCGGCCGATCGGCTGGCCCTGCCCCGGGCGCGGCGGGGCCCTGGTCATCCTGCGAGGGAGGTTGCCCCGAGGCAAGCCCCAGGACGCGCTCGAGCTCGTCCCACTGCGCCGTCTGGTAGCGGTCGATCCCCGCGATCGCGGCCGCGGCGCGGGCGTAGACCCGGCAGTCGAGGGCCTCGTTCCTCTCCCGGGTCTTGACCCAGGCCGTGACCGTGCGGCGGGCGTGCCCTTGGATCACCCGCGAGACCAACTGCTCGGAGGTCAACTGCCGGAACCACTCCTCCCCCCGCTCGGGGAAGTGCAGGAACCCGGGCGGGAAGGGCTCTCCCTCATGCAGCGGCGGCTGCAGGCGGAGCCAGGAATAGAGTTGCGCCTTCACGATCCCGGTCCCGACCGGCCAGACCCGCGCGCCGCGCTTGCGCTTCTTCCCGGTCGTCGCGACGTCGACCCTCGAGGGCATGCCGACCACCAGGGGCAGATTGTCGCGCCCGCGGACCGCCGCTACCCGGTGGAGCGAGTGCCCCCGGCTCCAAGCGTAGACCGTGGCGGTCTCGTAGCCGGCGTCGCACGCGAGCATCCGCAAGGGCAGGCGGCCGCCTCCCTCGGTCGGCCAGGTCCGGTCAACGACGGCGTCGAGATCCTTCCAGACCTGATCCTCCGCCGTGTCCCCAGGCAGAACGAGGTACTCGACCGACCAGGACTCGAGGCGCCGGCCCCAGGCGACGATCTCGATCTCGAGGCGGTCACGCTGCACGTCGACTCCGCCCGTGATCACGAGGCCGCCGCGTGGAACGGTGCCCTCGCGGTACTTCTCGCGCCTGCGGTAGAGGTTCTCCCAGTCCGGCGCCTCCCCGCGTTCCTTCCAGGTCTCGGCGAGGACCGTGTTCACGAAGACGCGCCGTTGCTCGGGGTCGTCCTTCGAGGCCTCGAAGTCGCGTACGGCGCGCGCCCAGGCGTACCAGCCGAGCGGAGCGTAGAGGCTCGAGAGGTGGAAGCTCCGGACGTGCGGCACCGCGTCGGGGTTCGTCTTCACCCATCGGCCGCCCTCGAGCATCGAGAGCTTGTGCCGCTCCTCGATCGCCGCGGCGCAGGAAGTGCAGCGGTAGACGACGGACTCCGGCTCTCCCTTCTCCCAGGAGAGTCCGCTCCATTCGAGCGTCTGGTAGATCCCGCAGAACGGGCACGGGACCTCGTAGCGCGACTGATCTCCGAGCTCGTAGGCGCCCTCGATCCGCGACGTCCCCGAGAACGTCGGCGTCGAGGTCTTCAGGATCTTGTAGTTGTGGAAGTTGCGCGTGCGCGCCTCGGCGAGTTTCACCGGATCGCCTTCGCCCTCGACGTCGAGCGGGTAGGCGTCGACCTCGTCCATGAAGACGAACCGCACCGGCATCGAGCGCAGGCCCGCGGCGGAGTTCGCTCCGGTCAGGATCAGGATTCCGCCCGGGAAGAGCTTCTCCAATCGGTTGTTGCCGGAGTCGCGCGAGCGCTTGTCGCGGAGTTTTCCGGAGAGCCGCGGCGATTCCGCGAAGAGCGGGTCGAGCCGCTGGCGCGATGCGCGCTTCGCGAGCTCGACGGTCGGCAGCACGAGCATGGTCGGCGCCGGCGATTGGTCGACAATGTAGCCGACCCAGTTGTTGCCGGTCTCCGTCTTCCCGAGTTGCGCGCCAAACATGAGCACGACCTCGCGCACGTCGGACGTCGGCGAGAGGCAATCCATCACCTCGCGCAGGTAGGGCGTGCGCGAGGTGCGCCACTGGCCCTTCTCCGCGGACGAGATCGAGGAGAGGACGCGGTAGCGGTCGGCCCATTCGGAGACGGGGAGCCGCTGATCAGGTCGCAGCGCCTCGGCGATCGTCGCGGCGAGCGCGCGCTCGGCCGTCTCGTGCGGGTTAGAGGTGCTCGACACGCGCGAGGTCCTGGAGCAGGTTCTCGAACTCCTTCAGGAGACGCTCCTCGACGCGCGCCGGCGAGGTCTCGGCCGCTAGGTCGTGCGAGACGCGCACCGGGAGCGAGAGGAGCGCATCGCGGACGTTGCGGAAGGCGCGGAAGAAGAGTTCCCGCGCGCGGGCTGCGCTGACGAGCTCGCCGGCGGCCTGGCGGTAGCGCAACTCGGCGAGGTGACCGGACCAGACCTCGCGGTTGACGCGCACGCTCGCGAACGTGGCCGGTCCGCCATCGGAGAGGACCTCCTCCTTCTTCCCGTCAGCGTCGAGCGGCTCGTCGAAGAGATCGCGCCCGGGGGCCACTGTCGGCGCGGAGTTCTCCTTTTTCGTCTCGAGTTGAGGGTCCGCCGTCTCGCGTTCGGGCGGTTTCGTCTCAGGAGCCGGCGCCCGTTGCTGGGCCTGATCGGTGTTCTGCGGCCAGAGTCGATCGGCAGCATCGACGTCGATCGATGTCTTCCCGTTCCCGTCCGCACCCTTGACGACCGCGGCCGCGATTCGACCGGTCCAGATCGCCTTCCTCACCGCAGTGTGCGACACGCCGCGGTGCCGCGCGTACTCGCGCACGCCCGCGAGCTTGCGCGCACTCACGCGGCCGCCCAGTTGTCGCGCGGGAACTCGCGCACGCGGAGAGCGTCCGGCCACTCGCCCGGATTCCCGCCCTTGCGGTCGGCTAGATACCATCGCTGCGACTCGGGAGCATCCTTCGAGAAGGACCACTGGCTATCGCCCACCGTTATGTGCGCGCCGAGTTGTTTCACGAAGACGGGGACGCGGGAGAGTTGACAGCGCAGCATCGCGCGCTGGACCCAACCGACGTCGCACCTGCGCGCACGCGGTCCGCTCTCTCCTCCGATGATCACCCAGTCGACCGGCCGCAGGCCCTCGGTTCGATCGAGGCGGCCGTCCTTCGTGTAGATGATCCCCTCCGTCGCCGCGGATAGATCGACTGACTCGAGCAGCGGCTCGACGCTCAGGAATCGAACGACCGCTGGACAGTGCAGGAGCTCCGGCACGCGCGCATCTGCGCTCGCTTGGTCTTCGACGCTCACTCCGAGCCAGACGTTGCGGAGCGGCCAGCGCCACTCGTGCACATCGCTCCCGAGTTGTTCATTCCCCGCGAGCGGGTACAGGTTGCCTTCCTGCCAGTATCGAAAGAACTCGCGAGCTCGAGCCGGTCGCTTCGTGAGGATCTGGAAGGTGTGCTTCCGCGCTGGCTCGCAATCCATCACCAGGAACACCTCGGCGATGTCCTCGAAACTGAGGCTCTCGTGGAAGAGGTCAGAGGTCGAGTTGACGAACACGCGCCGCGGTCTTCGCCAGCGCAGCGGCACGTCGAGCTTGTCGCGCATGAGTTCGACTCTGCCCGTCCACCGTCCGCCCTCGACGAATCCGCGGGCGTACTGCCCTGGCCCGCTGAAGCGCGCGAGTTGACGTTCGGCGTAGCAGTTCGTGCAGCCGGCCGAGACCTTCGAGCACCCGCGGACCGGGTTCCAGGTCGCGTCCGTCCACTGGATCTTGGAGCGATCGGCCACGCGCTCCTCAGTTCTTCGACGGGCCCGCGCCAGGTTCTTCCGCCTCGAGGCCGAGGAACGTCAGGCGAGCGCGCACCATCGCGCCGATCGTTGCGATCAGGCGCGCGGTCGTGACCGTCTGCGCGCGCGCGAGCGTTCCGTCAGGAAGTTCCACCGTGAAGGTAATTGCGACCGCGGGCGCGCCGTCGACCGTGCGCTTCTCCGACAGGACGAACTCGAGATCCCCGCCTTCGGGAAGGCCGCCTTTGACGACCGAGTCGAAACGCGCGTCCTCGAAGACGACCTGCGCGACCTGCACTAGATCGCTCCGCCTGTCGGCGCATGTTCGTTCACCGGGAGTTGCAGGACGACCGGGTCGGGAGTGAGCACGCGCGGCGCGGGCTGGGAGCTTTCGAGATCGACGGCGTCGGCAACGGACTCCGGCACGCTCGCGGGCTCCGGCATCGGCACCGCGACGGGCGGAACGGGTCCCTGCGTCCCAGCCGAGATCGTCACCTCGACGAGGCCCGGAAGAGCCGCGAGACCTGACGGCCCTCCCTCGACCTTCGCGACCGAGTTCGCTCTCCCGCGGGTGCGCTCGAGGCCGGCGCGCTGTTCGGTCGGCATGTTCTCGACCCAGGCGCGCGAGGCCTGCGCATGCTCGACCCCGCGCGGCGCGAACGGGTTCAGGGCGAGCGCGGCCGAGTAGTTTCCCCCCCCATTGAAGCCGTGCACCACCGGGTTCTCGGCGTCGAGCTTCGCCGCGATCAGCGCGAGCGCGCTCTGCAGGCCGTGCAGGTCGTCGGCGTCGATCGCGATGCGCACGCGATAGCGGCGCGGAGGCGGGGGGAGGAACTGACCGGTGGCGGTTTGCTTGGGTGCGTCGGGCATCGGAGGTTTCCAGGGTTAGGGTTCCACGGATCCTATCTTTGTGGAAACCCGGTTTCCAGTCTGTGACCGGAGGTTTGTCGGGGTCCGCGTCACC